TGCCTTCTTATTCTTATCATCGATTTCATTCTGTGCCTGTATCTGCTTATCTGTATCTTCCTTGATGATCGCCGCCGAAGCCTGGCTCTTCCGTATTTCCTCATCCGACCAATCTTTGTAATACTGTTGCTTGTACATCGCGGCATCGCGGGTGCCCTGAATTGCCAAACCCGCCCATTCCGCTTCATCCTCGATAATCTTTTTTTGTGTCGCCTGACGTTCCTCTTCCGTCTTGTCGGCGATTTCCATTATCTTATTGTCAGTCTCGACCCCCTTCGCCGCTGCTATAGCTGCCGCTGCCGCTGCCCGCGCCTCAGCCGCGATCCGTTTCTGTATAGCGTCGTATTGTGTTTTGTCTTTCTCCTCTATCACTTTCCTGTTGAGGAGAATCGCGTCCTTCTGCGCTTTTAATTGACTGATTTCATTATCAATCCTGATTTTCTCATCGTCGGATATTCTCTTTATTACTTTCCCGCTCTTGTCCACCGTCTCGAAGAATAGTTTTCCCTCGACGAACACACCCCGGAGTGTCATCCCCTGTTTCTTCACTACGTCAACAAGGGAATTGCCGGCATATACTTGCCTATCCGCCAGAACTTTCAACGCCGCATCATATTCCTGAGTCGAATTCAATGATCCCTTGATTGCGTCATCGACTAGTTTCTGTCCTTCCTTGTATGCCCTAGACTTTCCGATCAAATCCATGATGCCAAACGTGAGCAATCCAATCAACGCGACTACGGCACCGATCGGGCCAGCGGATGTAGTGAACGCGGTCCCTATTGCTTTGACAGCCAAACATACCGGCCCCGCAATAGCTACTATTCCCGCCGCCGATGCAATAGCTCTCTTCGTGCCCTCATCCATTGCGGCAAACCCGTCCGCCAAGTCAGCGATCGTATTGATTAGTTTATTGAACATCGGAGCGATTACTGCCCCGAAAGATTCTCCTAGTTCGTCAAGTGAGTTCTTGAAATTGGCCATGCTTCCGGAAGTGGTATTTCGCATCTCCGCGCCAGCACCCTTGACGGCGGCAGCGATAATATCGACAGCTTTTCCGCTTCTTAATTGTCCTTCGGTCAGTTCTCCCGTGATTGCTTTCAGTGCTTTGCTGCGTATCCCCAAACCTTCATAGGTAACTTGTAGAGTCTCGAATGCAGCATCGAGCGGCATGATGCCACGTGCGGCCACGTCCACGGCAACATCTGCGAGTTTCTTCGCTTCCTCTTCCGTCCGCCCCATGGTAATGGCCTGCGCCATGAGGTTCTCTATCAACTCATGGGACACGCCAGTCGTCCTCATCAACGCCTCGGCGTACTTTATGAGTCTATCGCTTGCGCCTGCCGCATGTTTTCCGGCTAAATCAATAGCGCCGCCGAGTCGTTTCGCTGCGGCCTCTTCATCAGCAAACCCTTTGATAGCAAGGCCGACCGCTACCATGATGGGCGCTGTCACCGCTATCGATAATTGTTTCCCTATCTTCCCGACTTCGTTGAGAAAGTCTTGGGTTTTCTTCTTACTGGTATCAATGGCCTTGTCGAGTTCGGCGTTGTCGCCGACGATGCGGACAACCATGTCCCCCAGGTTAGCCATCTATCGCCCCATACTGTTTGCGCAGTTCATCCCTGAGTTTCGTCAATTGTTCGGGTGACATATTCCTCACGCTTGGCGTCCCCTCTGGCTTCCCATACTTCGTGTCACTCCCCAGATTGTAGTACATCACAATTTGTCCGAGTGACATCTGCCATAATAGGTACTCCTTCGTCGCCCATGGATACAGGAGCGCCATTCCTATAAAAAGCGGGCCAAGGTGGACCTTGCCGTCCCCTTGGCCCTCGCTCAGTTTTTTCCGTACTCCTTCATACCCTCATAGGAACGTAGAAGCGCATCCTTGATGATCTCCGCCATCCGTTTGATCTGTAGTGCATCAACGTTTGCCCGGAACCATTTCTCTGTCATCTCGGGATTATTCACCCCCGCGAACGTCGCACATAACTTGATAGTCAGATCAAGAGCACTCCGCGTATCCTTCCCGCCCTTGGGGATTTCCTTCTGATTCAACTGCATAAGGTCGAGGACAATCTGATCGATCTCGAATGTAATCCCGCATGGGATCATCGAAACATCGATAGTCTTGTTCGCAAGCCGTACACACTGGCGTTTCGGTCGGAGAATATCGAGATCAACTATGTCACTCATACGTTGTACGTCCTCGTGATCGAGAAGAGTTGGCTGCCGGCGGTTTTCGTAGAATCATTCTTGCCCGTGATAGTAAATGCCATCACGTTGACCGGGTCGGCATCGTTGTCAGACTTCGCGGTGAACTGAAGACCGTTATCTACTACCGCCTTGTAGACCACAATTACCGTAGAGTGCGTGACGGCGCCAATAAGCCGACTATTGGTCAACTTGAATGCCCGTTCGGTGATCGTGGTATTTCCGCCACCGTTGATGACCGTGACGCCCGACACACTCGCGGCTGCAGCGGCATAGGCTCCGCCAGAAATCGCCGTAAGAACGGAAGCGTCAAACTCGATCAACTCCCCGTCAATCGTGAAAGTCTCATCCGAGATACCTTCCACGGGGTCCGGTGCGTTTCCCGCCTGGGTATCGTACTTCACAATGTTGTGTCCAAACTTCGTGATGATACCCGCGCCAAGATTGACAAACGTGCCTCCAGAAGTAGCAGATGTTTCAATCTTGTAGTTCCCAAGAATCAGTTTCGTTGAGTCGATGGTCGTGTTCTGATGAGTCGCCATATTTGCCCTCCCTAACTTACTGTATCCAACGGATACGTTACCAGAATATCTACCGGCACATTATAGCAACTGCTATCAGGTTCCGGTATGAGCCCATTATTGTTTCGCAGCGATACCCTCGCTACGGAAAACATATTGCCAGCGGTCCCCGCATTCCCATAGACTCCCGTACCAGAGGAACCGTCGAAAAGGTCGGTCACCTTCTCTGCAAGATTCATCGCCGTATCCGCCGTTACCGCCCGGCAGTTTATCGAGAATGAAACCGCGCCCATCCCATTCTTCCTACCTCCCGGCAATTCGTAGTAATTGATGCAAGGCAACGAGGAGAGAGAGGAAACCTGCGGACGCATACCATGAGTGATACGGTTGGCGGTCGTGAATACCGTTACAGCAGAGGATTGATTCAAGAGCCAGCCGACAGCCTGGTATGGTTTCACTTGCTCCTCTTCTTGTGTTTTTTCGACACTATCTTCCCGCCATATTTTTTGTCCCATTTCCCGGCTATACCGGGATGCTTTAGATGCATGAATCGGCGCTGCTTGGCGCTTCGATATGGCATTATGTTACTCCCCTACTCTTCAAGTATGCGTCATGCTCTTGTAGATACTGTTTGAAGTGCATCTTTGCATTCCGCTCGACGATGGTCACAACCTTTCCTTGCGCAAGATCGAGGGACGGACGAAGGAACGGTTGGGCATCCGTCTTGATAGTCCCGAACTCCATGTACGGTCCGTACTCTACCGGCGTCCCGACAAACACTTCCATATCGTCTCGGGGTTTCTGAATTACATCGGATGCCACGGCACCTTTCCCCTTCGGTGATGTCCCCTCCGTGGATGATTGCGTAGTGATGCTCGCCATAAGCCGCCCGGTCTTCACTGGACCTAATTCCTTGGCCTGTCCTTCGACGACAAGGCCAATCTCGAAGGTGCTCTTGTTCACCACCTTCTTGCCCATGATCTTGACTTCCTCCCCGTGCCACTGTTGGGAAACCATTGACTTAATCAAGATTGGAGCTCCAACGGTACCACTATCAGTTCATCATTGTTCATCACGTTCTCAGGCCGGCCGACAATCTTGTACGTCGCCCCGTCGTAAATCACCTCGCGATCATCCTGTGTCCAGGTATACGACGCCGGCTCCGTGGCAAGTACGTGCGTACTCGCGCGCGTAAGACGGTCGCTCATCCACCGGTTTCCGCTCCCCGCCTGCCAGATCGCAGCATAGGAAAGGATCGTCGTCGCGGTGGAGGTCGTAGTCCCGCCCATTCCATCCGGCGTCACCGTTTCCCGCGAGACCTGCACTGTCGTCAGATTCAGCATGTCGCGGATCACATAAGCCTCGCCATACGGTAAGGTATGAGCGCATCGGTGATCTTGCGCGGATACCCCAATTCATCCTCAGCCCCCGATGTGAACGTCTCAGAAAATGGCCCGAGGCTATGTGATTTCACATTACCCGACTTCTTGGGCCGGATGTCGTAGTCATAGGCCACCATAAGAGCTGCTACATGCTTAACCGCCACGGGCCATCTTACAACCGTAATGAGAACACTCGCGCCCGATAATTCGTCAACTACCGTCCCCGTGCTAACAATCGTCAGCGTCGAACCGCTTACAGTGTCGAGTGTGAAGTATCCATCGTTTCGGTAGGAGTTGTAGACCATGATATCATCGTCCGCCAGGAAGTTCACGGAATCATAATCCCCGGTATCGGCAATTATCGTCCCCGCCGCCGCGTTGAACGTCACCGCGTCCTGCAAGTACAAATCTGTCAGGAAATAATTGTTCGTCATCAGGGTGATACGTTCCTGCACGATGGGAATGAGTCCGGATGCCGTGATGGTCGCCGCCGATGCCGTGATATTCGAGTAGACCGTGCACTCGGTGGCGGTGATTATCGCCATTACGATTCCCTGTGGTAGACCAGATTCATCGTGGCTTCACTCGTGGCCGCATCCGCTGTGAACCGTGCGATATATTTCGTACTCGCGTTAAGGATATAAGGACACGTCACAATATTCGGACCTGAGATACCTCCTATCACATGATTTTCAAGAACTGTCCCCGCCGATGTATATGTCCCTGAATGATACAGGACGAGAGTATCTACCTCCGTACTTTGCCGATTGAGATTGATGCCGGTGATGAGAGTCCCGTTCGTAGCGGTCGCATTCGGACTCTCTTGCAAAACGAAAGTACCAGCTTTCTTGCATTCGCATTCAACGATCATGTGATAGGTTCCCGTGGCCGGCGTGGTAATGAGAACAGATACCACTGTGCCCGTACCTACCGTCACCGTATGCGTTGCAACGAAAGCTAGCCCTTCATCAATTCGTCTTTCGAGCAAATTGATAGTATGAACACCGCCCTTGCTCTGAGGATGGACATTGACATGTGCGCCGTGAAAATTATCTGCCATATCTACCTCCCTTGAAATAAGGGGCGCAAGAAGTTTGCCCCGCGCCCCCCATTACTTACGGAAGCAGGATCGCCTGAACGTTGAGGGTCACGCTCGGGTTGAACGAGAAGTATCCATCGGAGTTCTGGAACCGGGCCGACTCGCCGGGCGACAGAACCAGAACGCCAGTAGCCGAGGTGGAGGTACCCACGGTGACGGTGTCGCCAACGCCCTGACCGATCTCAGAGAAGTTCGTACCGATGACGCGCGTAATGACGCTCGCCGTCGAACTCGTGGTTGCGAACACCAGAGCGAGTTTCGAGAAGTCAAGTGCGGATTGTGCCGTGGTGAAAGTCACGTAACACGCGACCGCGCCCGTGCACGAAGTAACCGCACACGCAGCCCCCGCAAAGATGGGGGTAACAGCAGCAACGTTAGCCATTTTTAGCTCCTTTCCTTAACCAGCCGTTTCGGTCAGTGTCAAGCAGAGAAGCGCCTCTGGCCTCGTCACCTTGGCACCGTAGATATACAGACCGCGCGCAGCCGTATCGAACGTGGTCTCGCGCTCCAGGACGCCGACCTTGGATACCTGTCCTGCGTAGCTGATCGCCGTCCGGTCACCACATAGAATCTTGGCGCCGGAGGAAGCGCAGTTGTTAGACTCGAAAAAGTCGAATCCCATCAGATGCCCGACATACCCGTTGGCCAGTGCCCCGTTGTCGAAGACCTTGGGAACCCCGATAGCGCTGATCGCACCAGAGGCAGCCATCGCGAGTTTCTGTGTAACCCACGGGGGCACAACCGCCCAGCGGCCTGTACTCGGAATGTTTTTATCGCTCAGATACCGGCTCGCGTAAGAGAATGTCTCGATGATATTCCCCGAGGACGCCGCAACGGTAGTATAGGTCGTGGCCGTAGGATTCGCCCCCGCCTGAGCGTAGAGTGCTCCGATGAAAGTATCGATGGTATCCGCGATCCTATAGGCCGCGTCATTCATGGCAGCGTCCATCAGTTTGGGTTTCGTCTGCGCGCCATCGATATCGTCAATCGTGAAGGCGAAGTAACTCGCCTGATCGATCTTCAATTCCTTCTGCGCACTGGAAAGCGTCTGATAGGACAGCGTAGCTGCCTTGGTGTACGCAGTCACGGTCACCGGTCCAATCTCGTTGATCTTCACCGTGTCGCCAAAGTTGCGAATCTCTCCTTCATAATCTCGCTGACACAGTGCCCCAAACACGAGAGCCTTGCGGAGATTGACAAAAAGTCTATCACTCCACAACTCGGGGATAAAGTTTGTTAAAGCCATATTTATCTCCTATCCTTGCAC